CTGACAATGCAGGCAACAAAGAAGCGGTGATGAAAGTGCCAATTCCTGTTAGCACTGGCACTAGTGCACCAAGCCACCCAGCTAGTGTAGCTAAAATACTAAAGCTTGACATTATACCAGCCAGTGTGACGATTGCGTTAATAACAGGAAGAGCAACAACCAGTCCAGCAAAGGCAACTCCTAGTCCTACAATCACAGTAGACAAACCAGGGACTTTTTGTACCAGAAATGCAACTGTTCCGAGCACAGGCTTAAGCACGCCAAGGATTGAGTTAATTCCCGGCAAAAGTGTATTGCCAACAGAAATAGCAAGAGCATCGATATTGTTTTTGAAGATTTTCATCTGCGCGTCTGTACTATTCATTTGATTGTTAAATTCTTTCTGCATTGATCCCGCGAAGGAAGACTTGTCTCCCACTAATCCAAAAGCTTGATCAAGTAGATTTATGTTAGTCAGCAATGGCATAATTGCGGCCTTGCTTTCTTCGCCGAAAATCTTTGTGATCACACCAGCCTGAAATTCCTTAGGCAAGGCGGCAATTCGAGTTAACACGTCTTTCATTGTTGGCAAAGCCTCAGTCTGCATGCGCTTGGCTACATCTTGAGCTTTTAACCCTATCTGGTCAAAAGCAATATGGAAAGATTTTGAACCGGCTTCACCAATAGTCAATGCCTTGAGAAAGTTCTTCATCGATGTAGCGGCGACTTCTGGTGCTGTGCCCGGAGCAAGGAACGCAGCACCCAGGGCGGCGATCTCTTCCGAAGCCAACCCAGACGCCTTGCCAATGGCTCCAATCCGCTTCACTACCTCGACCAATGATGCTGGCTCTACTACGCCCTGGAGGTTGTCTGAGAGGTGGTTGATTGCATCCCCCAACTTAATGGCTTCATCGAGACTCAGGCCCATGCCAGCCTGAAACGCCACCATCGCATCGCCTGCCTCCGATGCCGCCATGTTGAATGCCGTGCCCATAGTCGCAGCGGCTTCAGTAAACTTCATTATATCTTTCTCGGCATAACCAGCCATGCCGGCCGAGGCGGCAATCTTGGCTAGCTCTTCAGCAGCATATGGAACTTTAGTTGACAGCTCCACAATATCAGCTGTCATATTCTTCAAGCCTTCGGGTGACTCGAAGTCAACAACTTTCCTAACCTGAACCATCTGCGTTTCAAGCTCAATAGCTTTCTTCGCTGAATAGACCAGTCCTGCCCCAATACCTGCAGCAGCAGCAGCAGCCCCCTGCCATGCGGCAGAACTCACGACATCACCAAGACTACGGCGGACAGTTTTCGCGTCGCGCTCTAGCCCCACAAGGGCACGCTGAGCAGCGTTCAAGCCCTTCTCATCAAAGACACTGCGGAGCCTTAGAACCGCTTCTTTCTCAAGGGCCATCAGCGAGTCCTCCGCCGTCGCTGTTGTTTCTTGGTACCCTTGTTCAGTATTTCCACGGCTCTGGCTTCCATGATTTGCAAGTCGTCGAGAAGGTCAATAGTTAACTCTATGTCTAACAACTTAGCTATGACGGGAAGCACCATCATGTTGATGCCAAGAATTGTTTCACCAGCAGTTAACCATTGACGACATGCTCGCAGGAATATATTAACAACCGGCAGATGCTCGGACCATAACTCAAATTCTTCTACTGCTGTATCCAAGATCTGGCTTTGTAGCGAAGATGAGTCAACCCCAAAAGCTACTAGATCAGCCGCAAGTGTGTTTTGTGTTCCAGCACTGGCGCCGCGCTGCTTAAATATAGCATCAACGGCGCCGATTAGTTTCCCTCCTTCGCAGCTTTAATGCTAGTCTTCCATGCGCTCAATACAGAGACCACAAAAATAGGTGCCTTCAAGAATTCCGCTAGATTCTCATCGGTAAAAGCAACCTCGTTTCCGTCGTCGTCTTTAATATCACTCCAGCCAACGAAAAACCTTTTGAATACCTCTACTCCGTCATCTTCTGTTACATTGTCAGGGTTAAGATCTTCACCGGTTTTGTGTCTCTTGAAAACCCCGGTGAACGTTTGCTTGCGATGCTTTCCACCGTCAACAGGAATATAAACATGTACCGGCCATTTGTATGTGCCAGTAGTGATGTCGCTGATTTTGAAAGACATAGAGAAATAAGTTAATTAAAAAGAATTAAGTTAGCGGCAGGTGATGACAATCTCGTTATTCCCGGAGCCAGTAGGAATACCTCTAAAAGCGTAGTTTTGCATTAAGATGCCGTCGTCATCATCGTTTTCCGGGAATGATAATTGAATGCTCGGCAGGGAAAAGTCTATAATGTTTCCCCCTGTCGTACCTTGGGAGAAGCTTGTTGCTACAGTTGTATGAGCTTCGATCTTTGGATATAGATTCTTTACCGCCAATGTGTCTGGTCGCTCTACCATGATTTCTCCTTCAACTACTCTTTGAGTAACAACATTCCTCTTAGCGCAGTTTGGCAAATCACGAAATGTCATCTCATTGCCAAGGTCAAGCGAAAATCCTCCAAGGCAAAAAGCGTAACCATCCAGCAAGAAGTTAGTAGTGTTTCCACTTGCAAAGTGCAGAGGCTCAGCCTGGTTTGCGTATGTTGGAGTCGGCAATACTACATCAGCAGGAGTCACATAAGCTCCCATAAACTCAAAAGAAAATAAACCTACTTCTGCTTGCTCGAAGTTGATTTCAAAACTACCCCTTGAGCCAAGACCAATATACTGAATGCCGTCTTGATTTCCAGCTATTGTTAAACTGGAAAAACCGGATGACACAGGAGAATAAACAACTGTGTTGTTTACAATTGTTTCAGAAAAGCCGCAAGCTTTGACAAGTCGTCCCCATGCTGGTGGGGTGCCAGCCGTTCCGCTTCCGGCAATTTCAACATCAAAGTTGAACACTGCCTGCCTCTTGGTGTAGATTACTTTGTTAGCGCCTAGCCAAGGCGTAGCAATCTCTCGCTCAACATCATCTGAGTCAACAGAGATCTCAAGGTCCCGGACGATAATTCCATCGTTAACACCAGAAGGGCTGGCGTTAACGCCCTCGGTTGCTTCCTCCTTTGCGATTAATGCTCGCCTGCGAGTTAAAGCCATTCAATCCTCCGTGGTAGTTTGATCGCCAGCCTCTTCGCCTGCACAGTGCGGACGTGCTGGCTCCTGAATGCATTCCCATCCGCTTCCGTCGGCGCTTTCCACATAGGTCCCGCCATGGGGAGGGTATGGGCCTGGACTGGGTGGCAATGGCTCAGGCACTGGCAAGATCCTTGATGAGTGTCCGATAGCTCACAACGTAGTGAGTCTCTACAACTGCAATGTTGTTCACTTCTTGGCCATAGGTTGTTGGCCCTGGTTCAATGTTCATTGAGAGGCCGCCTAACGTCAAATCATCCATGATCCGCTCATGCAATTCCACCAAGAATGGATCAGCAGCGGAATCCGGTTGAGCTTCGTCAATCAATAATAACAACCGAATATCTAGCCGGTTTGGCATGGTAGTAACACCAGCACGATCAGGGCTTGGTGTATTGTTATCCATCTCGATCACAAGAGATGGAAGCGCGTTCCTGCTAAACGCTTCAACCCTGCTGCGATAGATTCTACCTACAAGACCAGCTGTTGATTCTATCGCTTCCAGCAGCGCTACAATGATCTGCTCCCTTATACTAGGAGTTGCAGTCATTTCACTGGCTGCAATGGAACGTCACACCACACACCATCCGCCATGGGCAAAGGCTTGTGAATAACAGTATACTGCTTGCCATCAACAGTGACAAGATCGCCATAATCAAGTGAAGCAAGACTATCGGTTATGATGGTTAACACATAGTCAACCATCATGACTTGCCCGTCAAGAACCAGCTCTCCATTTTGAGAAAGCATTCCCGTAGTTGTACCATTGCTGGAAACTACGGGAACAGATACATCTCGCAGTAATGATTCGGGCGAGATTTCCTTAATCATCACATGAAGCGTTGAAGGCCAACAGCAACGCAGCTCACGCTGGCTGAGAATGTTCCCGTCTCCGTGTGAAACGCCAGTCGGTACCAGCCATTGCCGTCGGCGCGAGGGATTGCGAGCTTCTGAGCACCAGCCGTCGAGCCTAGGTCGACAAAGGCACCATCGGCCACATCAGCGTAGGTTCCGCCCTGCGTGGCGCTGTGCTGCACTTTCACGCGCATGCTGGTGGAGGCAGCGCTTGCAGTGGCCGACAGCAGGAACAACGCATCACCGTCAATCGCAGTGAGGTTGATTCCTGTGGTCTCGTTGGCAGCGGTGACGGTCGTCGGCTCCAGAATGGAGAACAGCGACATCGCCTCCAGATTGCGTGCTTCGATTCCCATGGATTACTCCTTTGGTTTGGGTTTAGATTCCCGCCCAGGCTTTGGAGCGGGCGGCTGCTCGGGATCGGATGGCTCCCCAGCGGGCGGCTGCTCGGGTGCCGGCTCTGCACGCTCAATCGAAATCAGTTCCCGAGCAGTGGCTTCGGAGAGAGATGTAATCTCCCCGGAGCGGAGGTGCCTTCCTTCCGCCCAGCAATCACTTAGAATAAGAACATTCATAGATCACGTCCCAAGTGCAAAGGAGCCTGCTCGACGAATGCCAACATCAACATCTTGATGCGCAGTCAGAATGATCTGACCGTTGGAACTCTGGGTAAAAGGATCAACGATGACATCCAAGCCACCCCAAAACCCTACGAGAATTTCACTTGCAATCCCAAAAAATACATCATTTGTATTAATCTTATTGGACATCCGAAATGGGTAGCCATTCACGGTGCCGTCATCTCTCATGATGTAGTCAGATCCCGCCGACGTGGCTCGAAGCGTTTGCTTGAGAGCGCCGCGCACAGCCATGTTGCCGACATAGGCCATGGTGCCAATGTCAAGGTCGAGAGCCGTCAGAGCGGTCTCTAAGTCGACATAGTCTGCCCAATCCCCACAGTCGTGCGTTCCTCCGCCTAATTCTGTTGAGAACGCCTTGCTCGTTCCACCATTGAAAGTTACGGCGCCAATACCTGGAACATTCTTGATTCCAAGAGGTTGCGAATTTGTTCCAGTGCCATA